CTCCTGGATCACCTTCGAACATTAATTGCTCTCCTTCTCTAAAAAATGATACTCCTACTTCTTTACCAATACATGCACTGATGTCTTTCTTTACTTGATTTTCATAATTCTCAACAGCTTCAACAATCGTATCGCCCATCTTACACATATCGAATGTATTAAGATATAACTTAAACGATTTTGATTCTACCATAAATTCTGAATCAGCAGGACATACTATTTTTAACGTACCTGCGATAGGTAAGCCGTTATTTAATAAAAAAGTTGCTTCGTGACAATGCCACGTATCATAACCTACAAATTCATTTCCTTTAATACCCCAATCCCCGCGAGCTAATGCTCTTGGCATAGGATTTAATTGACTTGGATCAAAGGTGTCTGTATAGACTGCGTATGAGTTAGCTGACCCTAAGGTTTTTGCAGCCACTTCTGACATATTACTTGCTGACATAGCTTCTAAATGTTTTTATATTTTTAAAGATAAGGTTTATTTGTTCTTTTGTTAATTCAATATCTAAATTATCTGCTAATTTAGCTTTTGGTTTAGGTACAGTTAAGCCATGAGGTCCTAATTCATTACCCGCCCAACCGTTAATAACAGGGGAGCTAGTATCTAGAGAATAGATAAGACCCCCAAGTACATTAGTAAGAGAGTTAAGTAATATAAACTCTACTGGATTCTGACATCCTAATAAATGAAATTTAGGCTTACCAATCCCCATATTGAATCTATTTGCATACCACCAGTTTAAGAATCTAAATCTCACTGTTACGTAATCTGAATTCTCAACTAAGTCGAAAGGTAATGCTATAATGTCTACTCTCTCACTTAGGTAGTAGTCGATACAATCTGCAATCTGTTCGAAAGTATCTCCTTGACATACACCGATATACTCTTGTTCTTCTACTTTATAGTTCGCTAAATATTCTTTAGCATTACTTAAAGTTTGATCATAGTTATTAACTACATCAGGAAGTACGAGATGGGTAGGTTTATATTCCTTACCCAACTCATAAAGCTCTTCCATTGGTATAGATCTACCTAATTCAAATGCTGAATTATCTAATATAGAGTACTCTGCTGTTTTGAGCTTTTCTTTATAAAAGTCAGCATATTCTGTATCTAAGCTTAATAAATGACCTAACACGTAAGGATAATCGCTTACCTCATCATGACGGTCAAATAAAGCTTTTGGTATTTCGTGTGAAATTAAAGGCATAATTTATTTTTTATATTCTGATAATACTTTCTCTACTTGGTTCTTTGCAAATTGCCAGCTAACAGGACCTGTTTCGTCTGCATACTCTACCGGATCAGGACGACCTAATTTAATAAATGCTTCAATACGTTCTACTGATGCTGCTGATTTATAATCAGAGTACCAAACGCCTGCATGCTGCATTGGCTTATAAGATGTATTAGTACGTTTATATACTTCATCAAAGTCTAAACCTAATGCTTCACATGCTCTTAAACCATCTTCTAATATCTCAAACTTAGTTACTTCTAAGTAAGGAGTATAAACTGATACTAAGTCAGTATCCCAGTTCCCTATTCTAAATGCTTCGAAATCTGCATCTCTAAATTCTTGACGACAGTCAGGGTAGATAGCGTGATCTCCTGCGTGAATACCCATTGCAATAGCTATAGGCTGTCCTACAGTACAATCATCTCCAATATTATTAGTAGCAATCGATAATGCTGCTGCTTGAATTAAAGATGAAAATATTTTATTACGATTAGGTACAACAGTTGCTTTCATATTATCCTGTTCGTAATGTCCTTCTGGTACATCTGCACCGCCTGTTACTAAAGCTGAGTTCAATAACTGTTGTAATCCATCTAATTTAATAACCTGGTACTTTACTTTTTGATTTTTAGAGCTTAAGTACTCTACTAAAGATTTAGCTCTTTCAAGCTCTACTTTATGCTTTTGACCATAATCAAAGCCTAATGCTGTTACTTCGTAGCCGTTAGCTAATAAGTGTAATAAAAGAGATGAAGAATCCATCCCGCCTGATAATGATAAAACTGCTTGTTTTGCCATTTTGTTTAAAATTTAAAATTTAGAGCGTATTATTTTGTACGTCGATTAGCTCTATAACCGAATTATTTTTTATCTTCTTTACCGTTAAGGTCCTTCTGTAGAGAGAGTATTTGACTAGTAATGTTACCAACTAGGGTTCCTAACTGTGCCCAAATATCATCACACTCTTTCTCTAACTTATTAATGAGTCTTAGTTGGTATATCTGTAATCCTACAAGTATTAATATAATACCAATGTATAAATGTTCTGGTGTAAATGTAACTGTCATTAATTAAAGGTATTATTTTTTGTTCGTTTCAACAACTTCATTCATAAATTCGTTAAACTCTAATGTTCCTGGAAATGCTATAAAGTTAGTATTATCCATTACTCTCTGTAATGCTTTAATAGTGAGGTCTCTATTCTTAGTATCAATTATTAAAGGTTCTAGAATATACTCTTCTGCCGATCCGTCTTTACGATTAAGGTAAAATAAAGTACCGGCTACCTCTCCTAATGCTTCGTAGTATTCTTTAGCTGTTGTTGTAGACTTCATAGTATAACTTTCTTATTTTAGCGCCTAATTCTTGATCGTTAGATGTACTTTTAATCATATCGACTTCTACTGCTAATAATCTTCTATCAGGAAAATTTATATCTGATTCTTTTCGTTGTTCATATTCGAAACC